GTGCGTGCTGAACATCGTCACGGGCCAGAGCATCCGCATCCTGACCACCCTGACCCCCGGGCAGGTCATCGAGATCTACCGCACCACCACCGACAAGCTGGCAGTCAAGCGGACAGAGGATGGCACGGAGGAGAACATCTTTTCTTTGCTGGATGAAGATTCTGACCTGCTGGAGCTGGCTCCGGGGGACAACTTGCTCAAGGCCACCGCCGACAGCGGCGAGACCAGCCTGCAGGTGACGGTGCGCTTTTATCCCATGGTGAGCGGTATTCTGCCGGAGGTGATCTCGTGACACTGGATGTTTTGGATGAACTGACCCTCGCCCGGCTGGGCCGGGTGGAGGTGTGGGTAAGCCTTTACTGGGACGAGCCCTACAACACCGAGGGCGAGTTCACGCTGGAGGTGCGCCCCACCGAGGAGAACCTTTCCCTGCTCCGGGAGGGCCGCTGGCTGCGCCGCAGTGACAGCGACGTGCCCATGCGCATCTGCCACCGGAGCAACGAGAACACCGACAGCAATCTGTTGGTCACCGGCTTCCCGGGGACGTGGATCTTCACAAAGCGAGCCGGTACCGCCATCGTGAAGAACGAGAACGCCGAAGCCGCCATGCGCAGGCTGGTCAGCGCAATGCAGCCATGGCCAAAGCTAGAGCTGGGCACGCTTGTGGGCTTTGACACCACCTACACTGCACAGACCTCCGGCGGCAGTATCATGGACTACCTGATGACCATCGGCGCGGCTTGTGATCTGGGCTTCCGGGTGCGGCTGGCAGGCAAAAACGCAGACAAGAAGCTGCTGTTCGAGGTCTACCGGCCCACCGCTGACCCAAACAACAGGTTCAGCACAAAGTGGGGCAACCTGCAGCAGGCTGCGTGGGCCTTTGGCGACAGCGACTACGCCAACGTTGCCATCGTGCAGGGCGCTGGCGAGGGCGAGGCCCGGGCCACCGTCACCGTGGGCTTGACCGATGCCACCGGTGCCGACCGGCGGGAGCTGTATGTGGATGCCCGGGACGTGCAGCCGGACGAGGAAAAGGGCGAGACCAGCAAGAGCCAAGCCTACCTCGAGCGGCTCATGGCCCGAGGCACCAACAAGCTGCTGGAACAGCTCCGTACCGGCTCCATTGAGTTGACCATTGATGCCGAGGGGCTCTCCCCTGGTGACGTGGCCTTTTGCACCATCCCGGAGCTGGGCTACAAGGCCACCGTCCGGGTGGCCGATGTCATCACCCAAAGCCAGAGCGACAGCACCACCCGCACCGTGCGGCTGGGTACGCCGGTCTGGCGCAAGCTAAGGAGATGATCTTTTGAGCAAAATCGTTTTATATCCCGCCAACGACTGCGACTTCGATGCCGCAGACGTGGCGGCCTACCTTGCGGGCCTCACCTCGGGTGTGTTTAGCGGAGCTGAGGACTTCCCGGTGACAGCCGCAGGTGGGCTGACGGTCACCGTGGGCGCGGGCCGTGGCTGGG